TAGCTACTGATATGATTGCTACAGACGCAGTAGATGGCACTAAAATAGCTGACGATGCAATAAATTCAGAACATTATACAGATGGTTCTATTGATACAGCTCATATTGCAGATGACCAAATTACACACGCAAAAATTGAAAACAGATATACAGCTAAAGTTGATATAACTACATACACAGGAGCAGTAAGTATTGACTGGTCAACTGGAACAACTTTTAAAATGGGAAGTGGATTAACAGGAGCAATAGAGTTTGATTTTACAAACTTCAAACAAGGTCAAGTTATCACTTTCTATAATTTAACAGGAAGTCAAACAATCACTTTTGACAGTGATGCAGGAACAAGTGAAACTTTTAATAAAGTTGGTGCAGTAGATTATGATGGAAGTACAACAAATATGATTCAAGTAGAATGTATTGACGATTCAGCAAATGCAATTTTTAATTATTCAGTAGCAGCTTATACTTCTGATACAACACCAAGTTAATAGATAAAAAATAAAAAATATGAAAGCAGTAGAAATAAATGGTTCAATTAAAACTTATTCATCAATTCCAAAATCTTGGGGAAATGTAATAGGAGGGTTTGATTTATTGTCAGATTCAGATTTAGAAACACACGGATTTTATAATGTAGATTATGGAGACTATGATTCAAGAATACATAATTTAGGAGATTTAAGTTTTGATTCTGATAATAATGTTTTTATTTTTTCTAAAACAGACAAGACTTGGAGTCAATCGGTTTCAGCACTTAAAGCTGAAAAAATTTCTAATTTAAAACACACTTATAATAGAGAATTACAAAAAACAGATTGGATAATTATTAGAGACCAAGAACTTGGAAACACGACTGAACAAAGTGTATTAGATGCAAGAGCAGCACTTAGAACAGAATGTGCAGAAAAAGAAGCAGAAATTAATTCATTATCTGGCAAAAGCAATGTAGTTACTTATGAGCTTCCTAATTTTCTAAATTAATGAATAAAAAGTTTTTAAATAAAACAGCAGCAGGGGCATCATTAGATAACTATGAATTTAATCAAGTTTTATATACAGGAAATAGCCCTGCTTCAAATAAAAGTATTACTGGAGTTGGCTTTAAACCAGACCTTATTTGGGTAAAAAGTAGGACTACTGCACAAAATCATATACAATCCGATGCAGTAACAGATGATGGTACTTCTAATAGTTTACCTATTTTAATACCTAATACTAATGAAAGACAATATACAGGTTCAGAAGCTGCAGGACTTTATATAAGATCTTTAGATTCTGATGGTTTTAGCACTGGTACTTCAAATCAAACTGGAAAGGCAAATGATGATTTTGCAGCTTGGTGTTGGAAAGCATCAAATTCAACTGAAACAAATAATAATGGCGGTAAACAAAGTACAGTTAGTGCAAGTAATGGATTTAGTTTAATAAAATATACTGCATCTTCAGGAGGTACGCAAACTGTAGGACATGGAATGACTTCCAGTCCAGAGATGATAATTCAAAAAAGAACAGATGCTGATGAAGATTGGTATATTTATGTAGCACCTGGAATTATTGATGGTACATCAACTTATTATTATTTGATGTTTAATACAAACGCAAAAGCTACAACAAGTGATACAGCACCAACATCAACTACATTTAATCCTGTATCTACAACTGGAGATTATGTAGCTTATGCTTTTCATAGTGTATCAGGAAAATCAAAAGTTGGGGCATACACAGTTGCTAATTCAAGTTCTGATACAGTGGTTACAACTGGTTTTGCAGTAAACTGGTTAATAATTAAAAGAACTGATACAGCAGGCACAAGTTGGTTATTAGTTGATGGAGCAAGGGATACTTCAAACCCTATCACTTGTTATTTTTCCATAAATAGTAACCATCAAGAATTTTGTGGAGGTGGAAATGATTTAGATTTTGAGTCAACTGGTTTTAGAATTAATAGTTCTGCAACGTGGTCAGGAATGAACGCAACAGGCGGAGTTTATTTTTATTTTGCACAATTAGCAAGTTAACACATAAGATGGATTTAAAAGTTTGGTCAGCTAACGGATTTGCAATTTTACTTTCTTTAATGAATGAAGTAAACTATCAGCTTCAGACAGCTGTCCTTATTTTAACCATACTCTACACATGTTTATCCATTTACCAAAAGATTAAAAAATGAACAAGAACCAAGAAGAGAGAAGAGAATTAAGAGGTTATATAGGCTCAGGAATTGTGTTTTTATTTGTAATCCTTTTATTAATATTCCTATCCTATATAGAAATTCCTCAAACCAATAATGACACTTTTAAGTTAATCGTTGGAGCTTTAGTTGCAACTATTGGAGCTTCTGTATTTGTATTTATTGGAAAAGATGACACTCAACTAATAGAATTAAAAAGAAAAAATGATGCTTTAGAAAGTAAAGTAGAGCAGCTAGTTGACCAAAAAGACCAACTAGAAAGACTTATAATAAAAATTCAAGACGACCTTATTGACCGAATGTTTTTAAAAAAAGCTCTTGAATTTGACGACAAAAACAACAAACAAACAAAATTATGAAAAAGCAAATAGATAATATTAAACAAAAGTATTTAGGACTCTGGGAAACTAACAAGCCAGCTATGATTATGATACATGGTTTTATAGGGCTAGTAATAATTTTCAATATTCTGACTGCTTTCTAATTTTTTTATAATGGAAAGAATAAGCGAGCATATAACGCTTAGAGAAGCAACAAAATCAAACACTGCATTAAGATTAAATATAAATAACATTCCAAATGATTATCAAACTGGCAATATGGTGGCTATTGCTATCAACATTTTCGAGCCTCTTAGAAAGTGGGTCGGTGGTGCTATAAGAATTAACTCATTTTATAGATCAGAAAAATTAAACCAAGCTATTGGGGGGTCGAGTCGCTCACAGCATTGTCAGGGTAGAGCTTTGGACATCGATGACAACTTTGGTCATAAGACTAATGCCGAAATGTTTAATTATATAAAACAAAACCTTAGCTACGACCAAATGATCTGGGAGTTTGGAGACGATGCAAACCCAGACTGGGTGCATGTTAGTTATGTATCAAAAGACCAGAATAGAGGTCGCTGTCTTAGAGCTGAAAAAATAGACGGTAAAACTCAATACAGAGAGATATGAAAAAGAAATTTAAAGACACAAATGTCGGTAAGTTTCTCTTAGGCAAAATACCTAAAGTCGTAGGAGCTATTGCAAAAGACACTCCAGTAGGTTCTGTTATAGAGGCTATAATTGGAGGCTCAGATATGTCTGACCAAGACAAACAAATAGCCTTAGAAAAACTACGAAACGAAAGAGCTGAAATAGATGGAGTTACTAGAAGGTGGGTGGCAGACTCCAGATCAGGATTTTTAGCACAAAATGTAAGACCTCTAACGCTTATTTTTTTCTCAGTAAGCTATATCATTGGCTGGTATTTAAACTATCCTTTAGACTCGATTACAGGGCTACTGACAATAGTAATTGGAGGGTACTTTGGGAGTCGTGGAGTTGAGAAAGTATTTGGAGATAAAATGCATAAATAAATGGCTCGTAGAACTATAACAAAATATGTTAAACCAAAACCAAAAAAACGCAAAGGGATCCACTCTAAAAATGCTAGTAAAGGACAGACTGGATACAAAAAGCCTTATAGAGGGCAAGGTAGAATTTAAAACATTTTATGTATCAAGAGAGACCTAGATTATCTGGAAATAAATTAAAAGCCTACCAAAACCTCACCAAAGATGAGTCTCGTATTTTAGTTATTGGAGACTTACATTGCCCTTTTGACTTAGAAGAGTATTTTGATTTTTGTAAAGAAACTTATGCTCGATTTAATTGTAATCAAGTTATTTTTATTGGAGATGTTATTGATAACCACTATTCTAGTTACCATGAAACTGATGCAGATGGTTTAGGGGGTGCTGACGAACTTGAATTAGCTATACAAAGACTACAAAGATACTATAAGGAGTTTCCAAAAGCAGATGTAATAATTGGAAACCATGATAGGCTAATTATGCGTAAGGCACAAACCTCAGCTATTCCTACCAAATGGATTAAAAGCTATAAAGAAGTTTTGGAAGTGCCTACATGGAATTTTACTGAAAGAGTTGTTTATAATGATGTACAGTATATTCATGGCGAAGCTGGAACTGCTAGAATTAAAAGCCGAGCAGATATGCTTTCGACAGTACAGGGTCATTTGCATACTCAGGCTTATACTGAATACACAGTTGGAAGACGATTTAAAATATTCGGAATGCAAATTGGCTCTGGGGTTGACTTTGATAGTTATGCTATGGCTTATGCTAAAGCTGGAAAAAAACCAGCAGTTGGAGTAGGTGTTA